TGAAAGACTATATACAAATTCTAATAAAGAAATATATGATGACTTAATTAAAGCCTTAGTTGTAAACGCAAACGTCAAAAACGTAAGACCAGGCATTGGTGGATATACAAAATTTATTCATTATGATGAAAGCCCTTGGAGACAAAATAAACCAGGAAAAGCAGGAACATGGAATTCTGGCTTTAGGATACTGATTTAATGGGTATAAATAAATCAAAAAGAAGAAACAATGGCGACTAAAGTATTTTCACGGCAGGATAAAGATATAACAGAGGTATCGAAACTTACCTCTCGTATCCAGGAATATAAAGACATAGATTTGTCTTTTACGGCAAAGCCGAATGGTGAGCTTTATACAAAGAAAGATGCTTCTGCAGTTGTACAAGCATTAAAAAATTTGATTCAAACAAATTATTATGAAAAACCTTTTGAACCTTTTTTCGGTGGTAATGTAAGAGGACTATTATTTGAATTAGCCGATGAAGATATTGAAATAGAAGTAAAAGAAGCTATTATTCAAACAATTAATGAGTATGAACCTCGAGCTAAAATCATTAATATATTTGTTAATTTTATAGAAGATTATAACGACTTAAATGTCACAATAGAATTTCAGGTAATAAACACTGAAGAAGTTGTACAGTTTACAACTTCACTATCAAGGTTGAGATAACATGGCAACTACAATAAAATCAACAGCTTTAGATTTTAATAATATTAAAAGCAATCTAAAAACATTTTTGGCCAATAAACAAGAGTTTAGGGATTACAATTTTGAAGCTGCTGGGCTATCAAACATTCTTGATGTATTAGCATATAATACACATGTAAATGCGCTCATTGCAAACTTTGCTTTGAATGAATCCTATCTTGGTACAGCTCAATTAAGAAGTTCTGTTGTTTCTTTGGCTGAAGGTATTGGATATGTTCCAGACACCACGACTGCATCTCAGGCTGTTGTTAGAATTTTTTTAACTGGACCTGACCAACTAAAAGATGACAAAATTTCTTTGCCGGGTTATACAACATTTACTACAACAGTTGATGACGTATCATATACATTTTCCACTATTGAAAACTATGAAGCTACCAATGATGGTAATGATTTTTATGAATTTAAAACAAAAGATGGCTCAAATAATATTACACTGTACGAAGGAACAAAAAGAACTAAGTCTTTCCTTGTAGGTGAATATGAAGACAATCCAGTGTATGTAATTCCAGATCCTAACTTAGATTCTACAACTGTAACCGTAAAAGTATATGATTCGTTTACTTCAACAAATTTTGCTACATATAATAATGTTATTAACGTAACAAGTATTAATGCTAATTCAGAAATTTATATTTTAAAAGAATCACCAAACGGCTATTTTGAATTATCATTTGGCGATGGTAAAACATTTGGTATTGCTCCGGGCGCTGGATCTCGTATTGAAGTTGAGTATCTATCAACAAAAGGACCAAGCGCAAATGGTGCAATAAGTTTTACAAAAACTGAAGCAATTACATTTGGTGTAACTAATACTTTCTCATCAGCCGTTACAACTAGCACAGTTTCAAATAGCGTCGGCGGCGCGGTAAAAGAAACAATTGAATCTATTCGCAAAAATGCTCCATTCCAATACGCAGCTCAAAACCGTATGGTTACAGCGGAAGATTATACGTCACTTATTCTTCGTAGATTTTCTACATTTATTAAAGACACAAATACATTTGGCGGAGAAGATGCAGTTCCACCGGAATACGGCGCAGTTTTTAGTTCAATTGTTTTTCAAGATGATGTGAATGCTGCAACCCAGGCTGCGAAAAAACAAGAGATTGTTGACCTAGCAAACCAATTAGCAATTACATCATTTAAAATTAGATTTGAAGATCCAATAAAAACATTTATTGAAGCAGATGTATTTTTTCAATTTAACCCTAGACTAACTGATGTATCTGAAAATAATGTAACAACTGCGATTCGCGATGAAGTACAATCTTATTTTAATTTAAATACCGGTAAGTTTAAACAATCATTTAGACGTTCAAATATGCTTTCTTTAGTTGATGATATTAATGCTGCTGTTCTTTCTTCTCGCTCTAATATTCGTATGCAAAGAAGATTTACGCCCAGCTCACCAAGCATTTCTAATACTGTAAAGAATCTTACATTGGACGCTGAAGGTTCATCTACTATTTCGGCTGCTAATATCACGAAGGTTGTAGAATTAGTCGTTCAAAGTAGATTTAAAGATGCAGTAAATCATCTAATTAATAATTCAACTGTGCAAAGTAAAAACTTTAATGGAATCCTAACAGATCTTACTGCGGCTGGTGCAATTAAAACTCAAATAATTCGCTATCCTGTGGAAATTGCGCCTGTATCAAATAATGAGTATATTATTACAAGTAACCAATTTACATATGATGGTAAAAATTGTTTTCTTAGAAATAAACTAAACAGCGCCGATATCCAAATTGTAGCAGCAATTGGTAATGCTGTTATTATAGATAATGTTGGTAATTTTGATCCTACAGCAGGTATTGTTACAATTAACTTCTTCAACCCAGCTTCTATTGTTGGTGGTGGATCTGAAATTAAATTAGCGGCTATTCCTGCTAATCAATCAGCAATATCTCCAGTAAGAAATGAACTACTAGAATATGATCCTACAAGATCTCTAGTGAAATCTGTAACTGTAACAGCAACGAATTAATGGCATATAAAGATAAAACCCCATTCGATGATAATAGAATTAAGTTGGATTTCCATAGAGCGGAAATTGACAACGTTCTACCCGAGTACTTTGGCGAAGAATATCCAAAGCTAAAACAATTGTTTGAAGCTTATTATGAATTTATGGATTCAGATATAAATCCTTCTGGTAAAATTAAAAGATTGTACGAATCAAGAGATGCTACACAAACGCCTAGTGATAATCTCCCATTTTTAGAAGATGAGTTGCTTTTAGGACAATCATATTTTGGTGGATTTCAAAATAAAAGAGAAGCGATTAAGTTTTCAAATCTTTTATATCGTTCAAAAGGAACTAAGTATTCGATTGAACAATTCTTTAGAGGGTTTTATGGAGAAGACCCTGTTGTAACGTATCCAAAAGAAAATATTTTTAAAGTTGGCCCTGAAATTAATTATACATTAGACAGCGCAAATACAGCAGGCCAACAAATAACATCGCCTGCATCTAATATTGGCACTGAATCTCAAAGATTTATCACTGATGATAAGCTTTACCAAGTCATGTCTTTGCTAATTCGAGTTGGTGTGTCTGTAAATGAATGGCGGGATGTGTATAAGTTATTTGTTCATCCGGCCGGCATGTATCTTGGCAGTGAACTTCTTATTGAACTTATTAATGAAAATGGTTTGGAAGACCAGCTACCAAATGGCGATGAATTAACTGCTACTCTTGGTTTCACAGTTGATGCAAGTCTACAAACAGAAACATTTATTTCACAGACACTACTTGTTGATGGAGATACAGATTACGGTATGCACAGACAAAATGCAAATCAGTTCTTCGACCAAATTGGAAACATTAAACTTGAGGATGCACAAGGCTACAATCTTGAAGAAATGCTGGATGCAAGTAGTGCTACATTCGATGATTCAGACGATCCAGCGTCTGTATTTAGAACAGCAGCTACCTTCGACGAAGAACAAACTCTATCTGATTCTGATATGTTTACATCTAGATTTGATGAAGGCAAATTCAATACATTATTTGATTCTGAAAATAGTGCTGACTCGGCAGATTACACTGGATAAACATTATAAATAATTTCAACTAATTTTGAACGAGAAACCAAATGGCTAGACGCATAATTAATATTGGATCTATAGCAAATGATGGAACTGGCGATACTTTACGTACCGCCGGAGTAAAAATGAATTCCAATTTTCAAGAGATCTTCAGCAGGCTTGGTGGAGATTCAAGCATATCAACTGCAACATCTCTAACTGACAGTGGGTTTGATCTTAATGGCATATTATATCACACTAGAGTTGGTTTCAATGAAGGCAATGAAAATATTGAAATAGACTTTCCAGATTCTGGTGGTAATGTTCTTATTGATTCAGCTATTCAAACTATTACAAATAAAACAATTGATATTGGTTTAAACACAATTAATGGTTTACCCGTATCGTCTTTTATGTTATCAGACGGAAGTGGTGTAATTGATAGTTCTACATCTAAATCAATTCCAGCAACAAATATAGTTGGTGACTCTGATACTCAAACTTTAAAAAATAAAACATTGTCTACTGGTACAATAATTAATGCTGGAGCATCTATTACTTCTCCAAAAATTATTTCTGCTATTAATGACACAAACAATAACGAAATTATTAAATTTGCTCCAGTAAGCTCAGCAACAAATGAAATTACTATTTCAAATGCAAATGGCGGCGCACCAAAAGTTTCAGCAACTGGTTCTAATACAAATATTAGCTTGACTTTAGAACCAAAAGGAAACAGCGCTATTTTAGTAAATAAATTAGCATTACCACCTGCAACAACAATTACTGCAGGTGGAACATTAGCTGATGTTACAAAAAGTAATTATCTTGTAAATGGTAGTGGAATTACAGTTACCGTTCCAAATGGCACGGTGGTTGGAGAAACTAAAACATTTACTAATATTGGTACTTCTCCGGTTGTAATTCAACCGACATCATTTGATCCAGAAAATGGTGCTCATACAGACATTGACGTTACCACAAAACAATCAACGATGATTATGTGGGTAAATAATAATTGGTACATCATTGGTGGCACGGCCTCAACATCCTAGGAAATAAAACATGGCTTCTATTTTAACTGATACATTAAAAAGAGATTTAGTACAAAAAATCTTCAATGAAAATGAAGGTACACGTATTGGCGACTCTGATAATAATTTTTATATTGCAATAGGTCGTTCTGAAGCATGGAATGATCCTATAAATATTAACATCAACGATACAAACCCGCCGGGTTTTAGCGTTAACGCTAGAGAAGAACGTGAGTTTAGATTTTCAATGCAATCAGTAAAAGCCCTGGATGCATTTAGTTGGGTTGTACCAAAAAGAGATTGGACATCAGGCGATACATTTTATCAGTTTAGCGATCATGAAACTGTTAACCATCCAGTAGATCAAACGCCATATGTTATTACCGATGATAATAATGTTTATCTTTGCATTAAATCTAATAAAAATACCGCAGGCGAAGAACAGCCTTCAACTGTAAAACCAGATCATACTAACTCTACTCTTACAGAAGAAACAGATGGATACATTTGGAAATTTTTATACAGTGTAAATGTTACTGATGCAAATAACTTTATGACTACCGCTTGGATGCCATTAAAATATGTGGATTCTGCTCCAGCTGATGATCCATATTTTTCACAATATCTTGTAAAACAAGCTGCGGATTCAGCACAAATTGTTGGGTATCAAGTTATAAATGGCGGATCAGGTTATCCAACAGGCGCAGGCGATGTTACTTTAGATATAATTGGAAACGGCACTGGTGCAACTGCTCGAGCTTCAATCACATCTTCAGGTGTTATTGGTCATGTTCTAATTGGTGATAGTTCTAGCGTTGGCCAAGCTCCTTACCCATTATTTCAAGATGCAATGGGAAATGGATATGATTATGCTGAGGTAAAAATTACAGCTAATACAGGCTCTGGGGCAATTATTAAACCAGTTTTCTCTCCAAAAAATGGTTTAGGCCACAATCCAATTAATGATTTAAAATCAAATGCCTTAATGTTTAATATTAAACCCGACGGTCAAGAGATTGTTGATGGCAATCCAAAATTTGTGATAGATCAAAATTATCGTCAAATTGCATTAATTAAAAACCCAACACTCTATGACAGTTCAGAAAAATTTACAGCAGAAGCTGGTCTTGCTCTATGGAGAATGACACTGGATGCTCAATACACTGGATTAGATTTTAACGATATTATTGAAGAAAATGGTGGAGACGCAAAAGGAATTCTAGACTGGTCCGATGCAGCATCTCCTAATACTTCTATTTGGTATCATCAAAATGATATAACAACTGGCTTTACACAATTTACTGATGGTGATACTATAGATATTGGAGATACTACAGGTATTGTAGCAGATTCGGCGCGAATTTTACCGGACATCGATCCATACTCAGGGGATTTACTATTTCTGGCAAACATTGACCCTAAAACTCGTGATGAAGATCAAACAGAAGACATCAAGGTCGTTATCAGACTCTAAGGATTTACTATGGCAACTAATCTAATACAAACTACTTTTTCTACTGAGTATAAAGACGACTATCGCGATAGTGATAACTATCACAGAATATTGTTTAATAGCGGCAGAGCTTTGCAAGCAAGAGAGCTAACTCAGTCTCAAACTATTATTCAATCAGAATTAGCAAGAGTTGGTTCATTCTTATTTAATGAAGCCGGAATATTTGGATCAAGCGGAAATCTAAGTAGTGGGTTTAGTCCTGTAGGTTACGTTAAATTAGTTTCATTCGGATCTTTAAGCGTAAGTTATCCTACTTTAGTTGGAACTAAAATTACAAATGCTGATGGTATAAGCGCTACAGTAAAAGCTGCCATTCCAGCAGCTGCTGGGGATCCTGATACCTTATTAGTACGATATATTAGTTCAAATAATTTAACTTCAGATGACCCATCAGCCGCGCCCAAAACTTTTGTTGCAGGGGAAACTTTAAATTATTCTACAAGTGATGGTAGCGGAACATTAACAATCGCAGCTAATAACCAAAATGATTTGGCTATTGGTAAAGGTTCTATGATCGAAATTCCTAAATTTGATACCTTTGTAGCCGGTCATTTTATTTTTGTAAATTCACAAAGTTTAGTTATTAGCAAATATAATCCCGCACCCGATGAAGTAATAGGTTATGTGTTAACAGAAGATGTTGTGACAGTAAGTGATGATAACGCTTTATATGATAATACTGGTTCAACACCGAATCTAACATCTCCGGGTGCTGATCGTTATAGAATTAAAATGACTCTAACAAAAGAGTCAGATGTAACAGCAAGTCAAACGTTCTATCCTCTTCTAAAAATGCAAAACGGCGTGGTACGTAAGATTAATCAAAGTAACGATACACTAGGTGAATTAGGTAGTATTATTAATGCAAGAACTAATGATATTACTGGTGACTTTATTGTAAACAACCCTGGTTCGCAATTTGATTTAATTGTCGATGAAGATAGCGATGATAATTTTTTAAGATTTAATGTTGGCGGCGGTGTCCTATTCATTAATGGTAATAGAGTAGAAAGAAGATCTGCTAGTAATCCAATTCGTATAGAAAAACCGAGAAGTACTACAAGCGATTTGCATAATAAAACAAATGAGTTTATATCAGCACGATATGGTAATTATGTATTAGCAGATTCTGCAAATGTAAAAGGTTTAATTAGCCATATTAGTGATTTTAGTACAGTTAATTTATATGATGATATAGGAAAAACTTCTGTAGTTGGTACTACAAGAATTAGAAATATTCAAGATTTCGATAACGAATATAGAATTCATTTATTCGATGTAAATCTAAATGCTGGTAAATCATTTAGAAACGTAAAAGCTATTGGTACGGATTCATCTGACTTTGCAGATTTAAAAGCCGTAAATGGTGTTATTAGTTTAATTGATAAACAACAAAGCTCTTTACTAATACCAATTGGCCAGCCAAGAGTTCAAAGTATCACAAATGTAACAATGCCAGTTACTCGTATTACTACAGACACTACAAACGTTTCAGGTATAGCTACATTCCAAGTATCAGACATTTCAAATAATAATTTTACCGATGGCGCTAGCTGGATGATTCAAGTAGATTCAGATGGTGAAATGTTCTCTCCACCATCATATGATTCTGCAGGTGGAGCTGTTACTACTATCTCAGGATTACCAGCGCTAAAAGCTGTTACATTATTAGCATATGAAAATAAAACAGCAGTTCAAAAAATTAAAAGACTTCAACTAAATTATTCTGAAAGTCGTTCAATAGTTGGCAGAACATTTACTCTTACTAAGCCTGACATTTATATATTTAAGTCAGTTGTAGAAGATGCAACTGGTTTAGATATTACAAACAGATTTATATTTAATAACGGTCAAAGAGATGATTTCTACACAGTTGGTACTGGTACAGTAAAGAGTGGATCTACAGTTCCTGGTGGTACTGTGACAGTAACATACGATTATTTCACACATTCAGCCGGAGATTATTTTGCGGGTAAGAATTCTTATCCAGATATTGCATATGAAAAAGTACCGCAATATTCGACAAGTACTGGTATTTTCCATAAACTAACAGATGTTATTGATATGAGACCAGTTAAAAATGATACTGGAGCTCAATTTACAGGAACTGGTTCAGTCATTGAACCTTTACCGAAGAACGGAGCAACTATAACTGCAGGAACTGTAGCAAACTGGATGCCTCGTAGAGATATTGTGCATATTTCTAATACCGGTTTTATTACTGTTACAAAAGGTCAGACATCACCTAATCCTGTAGCACCAGCTGTTCCTTTGAATGAACTGCTTTTGCACAGTGTTATGCTAAATCCATATACATTTAATGAAAATGATTTATTTATAAGAACTATTGACCATCGTGGCTTTAAAATGTCAGATATTCGTAGAATGAATGACAGACTTAATAATGTTGAAGAGCTTACAGCTTTAACTATTTCAGAAATGGAATTACAGCAATTAGATGTTCAAGATCCAAACGATGCCACTTTACCAGATAGAGTTAAGCAAGGTATTACCGGCGACACTTTTAATAGTAATATACAGTCTTATATGACTGATTTGGATTATAGAGCTAGAATTGATCGTAATATGAGTAGAGTATCACCTATGATATTTGGTAGAGCTCTTACTCTTTATTATGATTCTGATACATCATCCAATGTACAACAAAAAGGTAACACTGTTTGGCCTACATATACTGAAGAAGTTTATATAAATCAAAATGTAGCATCAAAAGTTATAAATGTAAATCAATTTGAGATGAACAAATCAGTAGGATCAGCTACAATTGAACCACCACGCGACGCATTTACTACTCGGAAAAAAGTTGATGGTTCTTATGAATTAGGAACTACAGCAGCAGTAGCTGAAATAAATACCAAAACCGTTACATCCCAAGGTAATGAAAATATTGATGGTGGAGCATAGGAGATAGATATGGTGCAAGCATACCAACAGGTTGGAACAGAAGTAAAATACAAATCCGAAACTAATACCTATGAAAACAACTTAGGTTATGAAACAGTTTCTATTTGTAAGCCAAAATTTGTCTTTTTTGAAATGGTGGGTTTGAGACCAAGCACACCCCATTGGATTTTCTTTGACGGTATTGATGTTACAAAATGGGTTAATACTAGTTATAATTTAGATAGCTTTAATAACGCTCCTATAAATTCAATATTAAGAAATCCTGGCGATAATTATATTACTGCTACATCATTTCCTACTGCACAAGGCGGTCCTACAAATGCTTCAGGCCCGATCAGCACTGATGCCAGCGGAACTTTAAGTGGTGCATTTTATTTACAATCAAATGATACTCTTTCGTTCAAAACAGGAACTAAAAAAATAACAGCTATTGATATTGATATTTTAGATAAATCAAAAGCTCTGTCTTATGCTGAAGGCGAATTTGTTTCAACAGGTTTATATGAAGTGTATTGGGAATATAGTGTAACAACTAATGTAGCATATGACGCGCCAATTTATGATTGGGTGACAGTACCTGCTTCTCAATCTCCGCAAAACAACAACTCTGACAATGATCGTGGCAGCGACGATAAGAAACTTTATCTTGGCAATGATGGCTATAATTATTATGTTTCTGAACAGCACGCTAAATCGCTTGGTTGGGGCGAAGTGGCAATCGCCAAGGGCACGCCAAACAACCAAGGCGTGATAATAACGGCACAAGACAATAATAGCGATGCAGGTAAAAATGCTAATAATAGTAGTAATAGTGAATCAGTTCTTTGTAACTACATTTACGAATTAGGTTATCTTGATAAAGATGTCTGGATTTTAGATGAACAGTTTGGCGATATAGTAGCTTCAGAAAATCCAGTTGTTTTAGAAGGATATCATGCATGGGCTGAGCCTATGATTAAATGGATGAATACAGGATCTATTTTATCTAAAATATATCTTCATGCATGGGTTATCCCATTCACCAGATGTTGGGCTCAACATATTGCTCATAAGATGGAACCTACTAAACATAAAGATAATTTAGCAGGAAGATTAATGTTTAATGCTGGTGTTCCTTTATGTAAATTTATTGGAAAATATTTGACAAATACTAAGATGGAAATGAGGAATCAATAATGGCTGGAATTTCACTTACAGAACAGCTCAATCCTATGGCTCAAACATTCAGGGTTGTAGAGCGTCAAGGTTCTGTTCTTACCGGTGTAGGTTTATTCTTTTCAAGTGCTCCGACAGCGTTACAAGATGATTTGCCTATCATTATAGAATTAAGACCAGTCGTTAATGGTGGTAATCCATCGTCACAAGAATTTATTCCTGGTACAAGAGTTACAGCATCAGCTGCTCAAATTCGTACAGTAGCAAGCGCAACTTTCAGTGATGCGACAGAATATAAATTTACTTTTAGAGAACCACTTTATGTTCCTGGAAATACTGAAATGGCTATTGTGGCCTATACTGCTGCGCCTGCTAGTCAATACAAAGTTTTTGCAGGAACATTAGGCGAATATAAATTACCTAATTCTAATTCAGTAAGAGTAACTCATCAGCTAGATGCTGGTGTATTCTTTCAATCTTCAAATGGTACAACTTGGTCAAAGGATCAAAATACAGATATTGCTTTTAAAGTTTATAGAGCAGTATTTACTAATAATATTAATACAGCAAGAGTCAGAATTCCTACTCCCCCAGTCAAAGCTCTGACCGAAAATCGCTTTACAGAAAACTTAGTTAAATATCCTTCTGATCCAATTATATTAACTGCAGGAGCTGATTCTGCACAAGTGATTCACCCATCGCACGGGTTTTTGCCTGGTGATACAGTTCACTTAACTGGCCTTGATAGCTCAACATCTTATGGCGGTGTTTTTGGTTCAAGTATTGTAGGACAAAGAACTATCACAAAAGCAGATCCGTATGGCTACACGATTGCGATAGATTCATCAGCAGATTCAAGTGGAAGATTTGGTAATAATATTGTAAAAGCTACAGAACAATATGTAATTAACGATATGATATTATCTCTGCCGCGTTATGAACCAATACACACTGAAATATATGCAACTGGTAATTTTATTACTCATAAATCGTTTGGCGGAACAGAAACCCAAGGAGCTAGAACGAATAACGTAGCTGTTGATATTGGCCAGGTTATGAGACTAAAAGATCCTCATGTGGTACAATCAATTAATAATGAAGCAGCAGATAGTTCTTCTACATATTTCGATATTACTCTTAAAACTGATCATAAGTATGTTGCTCCTAGCATTAACGTTAATGCAGGATCTTTTGGAGTTATTAGCAACTTTATTGATTATCAAGATTCTGCAAGTGAAGATATTAATTCTGATGGCGATAGCGATAGAAACGTATTATCGACTATTACGCATGTTGCAGAAACAAATGCTGATGGTGGTACTACTGCTTCTAAACATATTACGATACCATTCGTGCTAGAAGATGATGCTACATCAATCAGAGTAATTATGGATGCTATCCGTCCTCACGGTTCTGATTTCTCTGTTTGGTACAGAACAAATCAAAGCGCATCATCAACAAGAATATCAGAAATCGATTGGACAGAATTTAGTAAAACTATTAACCCACCGAA